TATGGCTAGATTTCCATCAGTGCCTAGAAAAATATCATTATTAGAATTAACTGCAAAACATTGTGCTGTCATAATATGTCCTTAGGGCGGCGATAGTGGAGTTATTGCGCCCGATGCTTTTATATCTCCAGTCACGTATAGGTTTCCTAAATTTAAAAACATCGAATACCCTGGATGAGAAGCTAAAATTCCAGAAATAGATGCTCCGCCATTTAAAGTAGTCGTACCATCAACTTGTAGTGTGCCAGTAACATGAGTAGTTGGAGCATCTAAAGTAATCGTTCCGGTTGAAGTAATCGTTGTTCCCGTTGATTTAACTTCAATTTCTTGATTAGGAGCGGTTAATGTAATTGCAGTTGGAGATAAAGAAATACGCACAGTGCCATCTAAATTTTGTAAAACGGCATTACCGTCTTGACCCGTAGTAGTGTAATTAGCCAACACCGAAGGTATGAATACTCCATCTGAGAAACTTTTAACGCGATAAGTGTTTGGGGGTGATTCAGAATAATTTTGTAAAAATAGACTAATATCTCTATCATTGGCTAAAACAAATCCAAGGTCTCCCGCAGTTAATGGGAAATTTAAAATGTACCCGCCGCCGCCAAAGTTTATCACAGGGATATTTGCGATTTGCGCGCGACTGACTTGTGTGCCGGAGGTAGACACCATCGCAATCATTAATTCGACCTGTACACGATTGGCTGTTCTATCGTACGCTAGAACGCGAGCGGGTAACATACCATCTACATTGCGCATTAATTGACTAAAAGCAAAAGAAATTACTCCCGCAAGCGTGTCGTTGTCGGCTGGATTTATATTCGGATTGTTACCTTTGCTATCTGTCATGATCTACGTGCAGCCTCCGCAATGTAATAAAACGGTGTTTCACGATTAGCTATTTCAAAACCCAATTTATAAATAATATAACTTCCATTTACGGCGGGGTATACTGAACTTGTTATATCCAACCCTCCCCCTAAACGAGAAACATTATCTAATAAATATTTTACTCGAATCCCTTGTTCTGTTATTTCCGGTATCCCTATCATGCCAGTAGCGGAGCTTAATTCTCTAACTGCTCCACGAATAGGTACTGCGGCGTCTTTTACCACTAGTATATCATCATCTACAAAAGCAACGGAACCAGCACTACCCAGTAAACTAACTTGATCTAAAGCCGAGCCATTAAATGTATAATTACTGATGTTTTTATTAGTGGCCTGAAAATTTAATATCGTGTTAGTATCCTGTGCAATCCCTCTGGCTATGTCCTGCAATGTCGCTATTCCTGGCTTATTTCTAGCAAGAACCGTCCCTTTTGTATAATTTCCAGTTAAGCATTTTAAAGTAACGGTAACGTCTGGTGGTTGAGATACCAACGTGCTTATAATGTTTCCGCTATAGATTAAAGTTGTACCATAAGACTGCCTACCTGCATAAAGTTTTAATACTTTAGGCGTTCTGTTTTGATTAAATGGAGAAGTTTCTGTCAAAATATAATCTTGCGTGACTTTATCTAGGTTTGTTATTGTTATTTGTGCTTCATTTTGTAAAGCATTGGCATATTTTGTTCCAACCGCTTTTATTAAAATTTCATCATAAGTCTTTACTTCTCCATTGACTTCAATAGATACCTGGACAATCCTAGGGTCTAATTGATTTGTCATGCAGTTTGAGCCCTTAATTGATTTAATTCAGTTTGAGATAAATATATCAATTGCTGAGTAACATTGAATTGATCATAGTATGGGTAATCGCCATTTTCAGTATTAAATATAAAATTACCATTTTCTAGGTATTTGTATGGTATTACCGGATAGTATGGAACAACTCTAAGACCTAATACTATTGGAATGTTATTCCTAATAATATCCATCGCCATGATGTTAGTGGTCACATACAAAGCTAAATCATAAGCATTCCCATCTAAAGTTATGGAGAAAGATTGGTTGGGGACTGCGCTGATCGGTACTATTATCATCCAAATAACCTCGAAAAATAATTACTAATAGACCCTGATACATATTTTAAAGCAGATGGATCAACCGTGTTATTTGCAGCTGGAGTGCTTTGTTGAGCGCCTCGATTAACTTCACTACTTTGTTTTGGATTTTTAGGAGAATAATCAATGGCAGTAACTGCGAATTGTGCTTCTTTTAAAGTTAACGCTAGAGTAAGCGCATTATATTGATCTGGATTCTCTTCATGAGGCATAGAAGCTATCAATTGATTATAATATGCTCCAGATTTAGTCTGTACAATAAGTAATGTAGCATTTAAATAAAACTGTCTAATTTGACGATACGTATCTTGATATGACCCTGGCGGTAAAATAAAAGATAGCTCAATTTCTACAGGAAGAATTACACGATGATCAGTAATAGTCGCTCCTGATTCTAAAGGATGTTCCATTACTCTAGCTTCTTCTTTTACAACTGCTTTAATAGCACGTGCTAAAGGAAATACCTGATTGAAGTCCTGATCTAAAACTTGTACTTGATCAAAAGCAGCAGTAGGTAGTAACGTCTCTAAAATATTAGGCATTAGATTAATTGACCTCCTGCATAATTATTTTGCAATTGTCTCATTTGTCTTTGGAGTTCACCCCCAATCGCATTCGATATGTCTGTAGCATCAGTGGCCATAGTAGATATTTGAATTTCACCAATGGTTAAATTGATTTCTTTATTACCCTGGAGATTCGGATTCCACAACTGCGAACCTAATACAGAATTTAATGGAGTAGTATTTGCTTGATTTATTGTTTTTTTAGCATTTGATAGTTTTCCAAAAAAGTCTACATCTTGGCCTTCTATTTTTAAAGCATCTGTAAATTTATCAATATAAGGAGATGCATAGTTGTATACGATCTTCGCAGCTTCAATGATAGTATTTATTTTATAAAGCATTTGACATAAAAACCAAACAACTCCTTTTGCGCCAATTTGTATAGCATCGAATACGCCTTGAACGACATCTTTTAATTCAGGCCATCTTTTAAGCATATCCCCGACGACAGATTCTCCACCTTTTCTGAAAGTTTCAATATCGTCATAAGCTAAAGCAAAAGCAGAAGCTAATAAAGCTACAGCTCCTATGAAAATAAAGAGTGGAATATTAGCTAAAATAATACTGCCTGCAATCCCTGCAAATACGGCTGCAATTGGAACCAAAGCACCTTTTACTAATCCTGAGTGTTTTCTAATATAGACTATAAATTTCGTAAGTTTTTCTAAAACTTTATCAATTGCAGGAATAATCATTAATAAATAATCACGTGTTAATGATTGAAATCCTTTTCCTAAATCTTGCGTATCGCTTTGGAATTTCTTAAAAATTGCTGCATCGCGAGTTGTTACAACACCTAGTTCTTTTTGTCTGGCTATTAATGCCTCGACTTCACGACGTCCTTGCTGTAATAAGAGAATGGTAGGAGTATCTAGTCCTAGCATTTTTCCGTATTGCAATGCTTGAATCCGATTTAATTTAGCGAATTGGTCTGCTATTTTAGGCAATAATTGTAAAGCAGTTTTTGGGTTTGTTCCTAAATGCGCGGATAGAGATTCTAAAACTTTTGCAAAACTTTCAGCATTTCCTCCAGTCTTTTTTAAAGCAGAGCCCCATGCATCTAACTCTTCTATATTTACGGCTAGGGCTTGAGATGCTTGGGTTAGATTGAAAGCATAACTTACAGCATTTGTTAATCCAGCAAAGATCGCATATAAAGATAGCCATTTCTTGGCAAATTTATTAAGTGACTGATCCATCCGAACGATAGACTTATTGACGCTTTCAAAACCTTTCTCAGCGTCCTTAGAATTACTTTTAAATAAAATATAAAAGGTATCTAAAACAGCCACATTATTTCCTCTTATTCTCTTTTTTAGCAGCTTGCATTGCTAAAAATTCGTTCATCTTATTGACGGCTATTACTTCCCAGATCAAAAAAGCTTCTTCAAGAGTATATTTTTCTTTCAACTCTAAGTAAGTGGCTTTTCCTTCGCTGATAATTGCTCCAAAGAGTCCATCAATGTTTTTGTAATCCACGCCGGTACTTTCTGGGCTAAACCGCTTAAGAAAGTCGAGGCTAGCCCGTTTTGAAAAAAACTGCAATTATACTCTATCACGGCAGCTTCTAATTTCATTAAAGTTTCCCAATCTTTAGCGTGCTGATTAATTAAAGCTTCATTACTAAGAGGAATGGTAATGTCATTAATAGGCACTGATACATATTTCATCAATTTTAACATTATTTCCTGATTGGTTTTATAATCGCCAACTTTAGGAATAGAAGTCAGAGGATAGTTACAAATTATTTCTCTTCCTTCAATAGCCGGAAATTTGTGAATTATAAATTTTTTACCATTAACCTCGATTTGTTTTGGTTCTAACATTTATTATATTCCTACTTTGTTTTCAAAATTAAATGAATAAACTTTTGTTTTCATCCTGCCATCATTGCTAATTGAGTTAGCCGGCATTCCTTCGATAATAAATCCATTAGAGAAGTTATCAAAATTGCCATTAGGGTATCGAATATTCAAAGTGATAATATCCTGAGCCCCCTGTTTTCCTTTACCGACTCGGTTGGCTTCCAAAAGAATCCCCATCGTTATATCATCAATACCCGCAGGTATTAAACTTATATTAACAACAATTGGGTTAGCTTTTGACCATGTTAATAAATCGCCATTTAGACCCATTGCAGTACTTCCAATTTGTAAACTTGGAATATCAATAGCGTCGGCATCATCTGAAAATTGAGTTAAAACATACCCGAACGGTAGAGTATTGGAAGCTTTTACCGTAACGACTACTCCAAAACCTGAAATAACTTGTGTCATAGTGAAAACTCCGTTTCTTTAGATCAATACTTGTTGTCCGGTTATTAAATTAATATCATCATCTTTACTGTAGATCAAAGTGTATACAGCTTTATATTCTGTTAAGCCAGTATTTGAATTAACATAAGGGACTATATCACAATTTACCCAGTACCCGATGGTTTGAACTTGATACCATGCGTTTGGATCTCCAGTCGTAGAAGTGATGAAAGCTTTTTGATCGGAAGTCAGTGTTTTATTGGCACTAATTGTTCCGTTGTTCGTGGCTTCTTCGATTACCGATTGCAATACTGCTAAGATTTGGCTTTGACCATTTCTATTTGCAGGAATTCTATTTTGATTAATCAAAAGATTCATCAAAGAAGATTGCGCAGCATCTTTTAACCACATTTCATTGGCGTACAGATTTAAAAACAGCGGAGATACTGGAAGTCCCATCATTAAGCCTCTTTGATAGAAAGCTAATAAAACTCCAGCAGTTTGTGTGACGCCATAATAATTGACTCTAATACCATCATAGAAATTCGCATCAGAATTTGTATTAACACTAGGCGTTAAATTAAATTGTTGGAACATGTAGTTTTGTACAGAATTTGGTTGATCATATGCAGTCGCAGCCAATACCATCATCGGCCCCATTTCTGGGTATTCGGTAGATAAAGGAGCTAAAGTTATTTGAGTGCCAGCAAATCCACTAAGGACGTTTGTATATGAAATTGCAGTTGTTTGATTAAGAACTGGAACGCAGTAAATA